TTCGGCAATGATTTCCTCATTGTATTCCAAAAGTTCGCCTCCGGTCCCTTGCTCATCGGTTACATCCTTATACTCAGCCTCAATATCAAACGCTTGCGGATATTTTTTCTGCAGATCGGCAAGCCGACCAACAATTTCATCCCGCGACAGTTGATCTATTGTATTTATATTCTCCCTCCGGTCTACTGTCAGACCCCCCAAAGCTGATCGGATTTTCTCAGCGTTGATTGCTGCAGAATATTGTCCATCATCTTCTGCCCCACGAGATAGCTTTGAGAGCCTTTCAAGCTGGCCCATGATGGTGACGCCATATCGCCTCTCTCTTTCCTCCCTGAGTTCCTTCACACGTTCCACAACGTGCGGAAAATCACGCCCATTAAGCAATACAGTGGCCTGTTTACTAGACAGGCGGTACGCATATCCGGCCTTCCTTGCGCTTTCAGTATTTGTATAGATGCCTTCTGCAACATGCTTGGCAAACGTCTCTTGCCGTGTTGTCAGAGTAGGACGATGTTTACCCGTTTCTCGTGCCATATAACCCCCAAATCAGTGTAATCAGTTTGTACTCACTGTACTCATTTTTACAGAGAAAGGCCAGTTAAAGGTAGTCCGGCACAACCATAGCGGGAAGCCAAAGTGTCAATTAAAGAGCTTTTCCACAGGTTTTGTACTCATTGTACTCACCCTGTAATCACCTAGGGCAGGCTTAGTCCATGTTCTAAAAGGATATTTGTTAGGGTGAGTACATGATTACAAATAATACAGGATTTTTTTTCATTTTTTTTTTTTTTTAATTTTTCTGGAAAAAGGTCTTTATGTGCTCTTGTAATCACTAACGTACTATGCCATATAGATAAGGTATCATCATTCATGGAGGTTTACGATGAGCAAGCAGCAAGAACTAATGAAAAATATCGCTGACAATGTTGTTGGCATGATGAAGGAGCACGGTGCGGATTGGGCCAAGCCTTGGCGCAAGGCGGTTGGTGCGACGGGCGAGCCGTTGAGTGCCAAGAAGCGTCATTACACTGGCATCAACCGGATGAACCTTGGTCTTGTGATCGCGTTGCAAGGTTATAGCTCTCCGGTCTTTGGCACGTTCAAGCAGTGGAAATCTTTGGGTGCGAAGGTCAAGAAAGGTTCGAGTGGCATTCCTGTAGTTTTCTATAGTCAGATAAAGATCAAGGACAAGCAATCTGATGAGGACCGTATGGTTCCGATGTTGAAGGCATTTTATGTGTTTAATGCGGATCAGGTTGAGGGTTGGGATGGTTCGTGGATCAAGGACCAAGCACCGGAGGATCAGGAGTGGGAAGACGCTGTTGATGCTGATGCGTTGATAGAGGCATGTGGTGCCACGTTTCATCACACTCAGGGCAATCGTGCTTATTACAATCGCGGGTCTGACAGTGTGACGGTTCCATTGCGCTCACAGTTCAAGGACGCGAGTGGGTATTATGGCACGGCGTTTCACGAGTTGGTTCATTGGACGGGTCACAAGTCTCGATTGGATCGTGAGTTTGGCAATCGGTTTGGCGATGCCAAGTATGCGATGGAGGAGTTGGTTGCTGAATTGGGGGCTGTTATGTTGTCGATCATCAGCAAGGTTGATGTTGATCCGGCCCCTGACCATGCGAAGTATTTGAATAATTGGATACGCATGTTGGGGGATCATCCCAACGCTATCATCAAGGCCACGTCCGCCGCTCAGAAGGCATCTGAGTACATCTTGCAATCATCTAATACTCAGGTCGCACAAGCGGCCTGAGAGGGGAGGATATCATGACACATAAATTCAAAAAGCTCACTCACTGCCAATACACGGGACGAGAGCTTGAACGGCCTGAGTATTTATACCGTGGCTTTCTGTTTAGGAGTGAGCCGTGGAAAAACGCATACGGTCATTGGGTAGCCATTCAACAAGGAAGCGGCAAGCGGTTTGTTCATAACACTCGCAAGATGGTTAAGTTTCACGTTGATAATTTTATATTACGTTACCCACAAAACGGTTCAGGAGACGAGGCATGAAGCATCAAGATACAAAGAAGATCGTTTGGCCTTGGGATGTTTGTTCATCATGCAACAACACTGGTGAGTATGACGTTGAAATGGGGACAGACGTAGACGGTTCTATCGTTTATTGGAAAGAGCCTTGTGATTGTGGGGTTAATTCAGAAGGGGAGGGAATAACATGAAACTACAGGATATATTTAACGAGGCCTCGGCTCATTTGATGAGCATGGAAGGTCCATCTTTGGACATGGACGGTGACGCTTGCGTGTACCGTGGGTATGACGATGACTGTGAGTTCAACGGGCAGATGTGCGCGGTTGGTTTGTTTATTGATGACGAGCATTATAGTCCCGATTTAGAGGGGGTAAGCATTAATGACAGTCATGCGATATCTAACGCCGTTGCGCAATCATGGGGCTTAGATGAGTTGAGCAGCAAGCAGCTTGCATTGCTTGATGATTTACAGAACGCGCATGACCGAGGTTCGAGGTATGAACAACGAGATGATTGGTCAAGTTATATTAGGATATCTTTAGAGCGCGTTCGCATGAAGCATGGGTTGGAGGTCAGCACATGATAAAATCACCGTATGATCGTGGCAGTGCGGACGCTTATTATTGGCGGCGTCCGGACCCGCATTGGTATCCGGAGGGCATTGTTACGGGTCCGAGGGTTACTGACATGACCGATGAGCAGGTTGCGGATTACTATCGCGGCTATGAGCAAGAGGAGGACAGGAAGGAATGGGAATGAAGTACAATGTTTGGTTACGTTATGGCACGAGGGGCCAAGACACGAGGGACATCTTTCGAGAGGTTGAGGCATTGAGCGAGGGCCATGCTCTTACGTTGGTTCGATCCATGACGCGGGATTATTCGAGGACGTTTGAGTGTAACGTGTCTCCGGTTGAGGAGACGGGTAGTGACTAGGGTATGCGCTCATTACATTGTGGAGAGGTTGGAAGAGATATCCAAGAAGATTGAGGAGGACATAAAGTTAAACCCTGATGTTGATATATTTTCTGACATTTTGGTCGAGGATTTACGGCATGAGATTATTTTTAACATGGGCGTTGATGCCCACAGTGCATGGAAGGGAGAGAAGGAATGAAGGCAACGATCAAGATCACACAGAGGATGCTTAACAAGAGCATCATAGACGCCAATAAGAGCGTTGAGGAGGTGATTGAATGACCCCACATGAGCGGCGAATACAATACCTCACCATAGCGGCGGCGGATAACAAGCGCATGATGGATCACAATGGGGGCAGTCAGAAGTTTGGGCAGAAGTCTATTTCTGAGCATTCGGGAAGGCAACCGAGGCGTGAGACAGTTGCTTTCCTTTCTTTGGTGGATGAGGGTGTTGAGATACAGGAAGCCGCAAGAGCGGCGGGGCTAACCATGCGGCAAGCCCGAGACATCTTACGACGAAGGAGAGAATGATGGTGAGAGTTATTATAGACAAGAGAAGATGGTCCGAAGAAGAGTTTACGGACTATGTTGAGAGGTTTGAGAGGTTTCTATCGGAGCTTCACGAAGAGCAACCTGATCCGGAACTGATGGTTCCGATCATGTTTGGGATATTGGTTGAGATGATGATTGATGTTCACGGGCCGGAAGACGCTCGTGAGATGATGGGTCTTAACGTAATAGCTCAGTGTAAAAAAGCGTCTGGTGACGCAACAACAATGCATTAGGAGGAACAATGCAACAATTAAAAGGCTTAATAGAGTATCAGGATGTTTATGTGGAGAAGATGTTTCCGCAGGGGCATGGCTTTGGGGTTAATACAGAGGGCGAAAGTGTTTTCTTTGATCCTATATTTGCAAAGAAGCATAGCTTGGAGGAGGGTTCGTTTCAAACGTTTGTGGTTGTACCAAACGCCCACGAGCAGAGGGACCGAACTCCTTGGAGGGCCGTTGGATCAGGAGCAAACGGCACGGCTCCTGCCCCAATACAGGAACCAGCAAGGCGTGTTATGGACTCAGACGAGGTTGATCGCTTGGTGCTAGATATACTAAGTGAGACGCACGACGATGTGAACGAGGACGCTTGGTTGTGTGGGGAGATAGCGTATGAACTGCAGGAGGACCATGAAGTAGATGGTCAGATGGTGAGCAATTCTTTACACCGATTGTTTAACCAAGGCAGGGTTGTGAAGAGCATTACGCACCAACGTCCGGGGCTTTCTGCTAGGGGGTCGTTTGTTCGATGGGCCTTGACCTCTGCGCCGTTCTTTCCTCCGACATCAAAGGAAGTAATAGACATGGAGAAGTCGATTGAAGAAGGCTAAGGATAAAAAATACGCAACGGTGACAATCATGGCGAAAGACTTGGAGATTCTAAGGCGGATCGCTGCACAAGAAAGGCGGTCCATGCTTCAGCAGTTATCGTTGATTATAAATAAATTTAAGGAGGAGCTTGACCCCTAAGATTTATACTATATGGTATAAGATGAAGTCGAGGATTGGTCTCCTTGATGTCAGTTAGATTGAGGCCCTTGCAATGATAGTTGCGAGGGTTTTTTCTTCTATAAACGACAGAGCGAGGCCCGATTTTATCGTCGGGCCTCGTTCCATTTGCCCTTCTTACCAGCAAGAGCTTCTGGTTTTTCTTTACTATAACCTCGTATCTGTGTGACGTTGAGGCTAGATTTCTTTAACCCTTTTAGATAAGCCCTTGCGATATCTTCGGTCAAGCCTGTTTGTTCCGACAGGACCGTGGCTCCAGTGTCGAGGGTCCGCAATCCTTTTTTAAAATCCACCATTGTTTCGATGACGTCTTCATGGGTTGCGGGTTTTTTTATACGGTCAGCCATTCTCTTGCTTTTTCTCCAAGGACCACGGCACCGATGTCGATCTTGCTTCTCAAAGATTTAACGATCTTTTCATCAATCGTTTTCTCTGTGATTAGATCGACGTATGTTACTGGGTTATGTTGCCCGATGCGGTGAGCGCGGTCTTCTGATTGTATCCGAGTTTCGAGGTTGAAGTCGTTAGCATAGTAGACCACGAGGTTAGCTTCGGTCAATGTCAGACCGTACCCTGCGGTTGCGGGATTGCCTACGAAGAACCTGATCGTGTCACCATGTTGAAAGTCCCTGACGATTTGACTTCGCTTATCGTCGGACGTGTCACCGAAGTATGCGGCGGCACAACCATCCCCAAATCTTTTGTTGAGTGCCTCGGTGATAGCTTTGATGTCGTGTCTAAACCGTGACCAGATTATAGCTTTGCCTTGGTGCTCTTCTACTATTTCAAGCAGCGCATCTAGTCTGGTTGAGGGAAAGGTTATCATGTCACCATCATCTGTTTTAAGATGGCCTGACATAACTTGCTGCATGCGCAGGAGTTGGGTGATTACGGCGGGGGCCGTGGTCATATCGCCGTTTTCGAATAGGACCATAGCGTTTGCTCGTATCTCTTCATACATGCGGCGTTGCTCAGGGGTCATGCTTACGTTACGCACCGTGTATATTTTCTCGGGCAAGTCGAGGCAGTCTTTCTTGAGTACCCGAAAGGAGAACGAATCAATCCGGTCGGTTAGTTCATCCAAGTTTTTATAGCCTAGTATCTGCGTGAAAGCAGCGGCACCCATTTTAACCTTTTGCATGACGGCGTATCGGCTTTGGAAACCCCAGTATGATTCGAAGCCCATGAGTCCCGACCGTAGGAACTCCGCTTGTGACCAGATATCCATCGGGCTTTTGGTGACGGGTGATCCAGTAAGCAGCCGTCTGAATCTAAACTCCTGCGCTATCTTGAGCAGGGCCTTGGTTCGTTTGGCCTTGGGGTTTTTGATGGTGGTGCTTTCATCCACGGCTATAAGGCCACGGGACCCGAAGCGTTTAGCAAACCATTCCCCTGCGGTTCTGCCTTTGACAGAACTGAAAGCCTCGACGTTCATAACGAAGATCGTTAGACCCTCAAACGGTTCTTGGACCGACCTCATTTCTTCCTGTTGCTTTTTGTTACCGCCTGTAACCCAGCGTATTACGCGATAGTCTACGCTATCGGACATATGCTCAGGTATTTCTTTCTCTACCCAGTTTCGATACACGCCCTTTGGTGCGATGACCAAGGCGAAGTCTATGTCCTGCCTTAGAAACAGCATGCCCATATTATCTATGAGAACCTTAGACTTTCCGGTTCCCATCTCCATAAAGTACCCGAACTCTGGGCGGGTTAGTCCAACCTTCAACGCATCCCTTTGATGGTCGAACGGATTTTTTTTAAAATTGTACTTGAAATCCATGACGTCCTCCTTTATTGTCTATTTTACGGATTGGTTATTGTTTTACAGATAATAGTCTGACCCGTCAACCACAACCCTGAAGAGGATGAACTTATGAACGATATTTTTGATGACATGTTTGACGAAGGCCAAGCGTTGGCTGGAGTTGACACGAACACTGGGAAAAACCTCAGTGATCTAGTGCGTACAATGCGCGGGATCGAAGACCAGATGGTCGATGCCGAGGCGCACTTGAAAGCATTGAAGGCTGAGAAGCACAAGCTATCGGTCGAACAAATACCATCACTCATGGATGAGATGGGCGTTGAGCGTCTTGATGTAGACGGCTTGACTGTGCAGCGTAAGATGATGGTTCACGCCAGCATCCCAGTTGCGCGAAGAGAGGAAGCCTATACGTGGCTTCGGGAGCAGGGGCTTGATGACATTATAAAGAACGATGTCATATGCTCGTTTGGCAAGGGCCAAGACAACATGGCAAAGGATGTTGTTGGCATCTTAAATGATCGTGGTTTCGAACCAAACACCAAGACCCACGTTCATCCCTCCACATTGAAGGCGTTTATCAAAGAGCGCGTGACGGACGGGAAGCCTATTGACCTCGACATGTTTGGGGCATTCATCGCAAACGCAGCAGAAATCCGGAGGAAAGCATAATGGGTGCTATTAAACAGATGCTCATTGAGCAGATGGAAAAAGACGGTGAGGAATACACCGATGAGTACGGTGGATTCATGGACAATGACGAGCCGGAGTTTGATGAGGACCAAGCCATTGAGGATCAGATGATTCAAAAGGCAGAAGACGCTCTTGAAGATCGGGAAATTGAGCGCCAGATTAAAGAGCAGGAGAAGAAAAATGGGTAACGCGGTAGCAAATAAAAAAAGTGCAGAGTTAAGCACAGACGTAATGGACGATATCTTTGACACTGCGGGTGAAGGTGCTTCATTTGACAGTAGCGAGATGCAGATACCGTTTGTTCGGTTGCTTCAGGCTATGTCTCCACAGCTAAACAAGCGCAATGCTGAACACATTGAGGGTGCGCAGCAAGGTGATGCGTTTAACAATGTAACATCTCAGGTGTGGAACGGGGAGGAGGGGATACGTGTAATCCCTTGTTACCAATGCACCAAGTACCTTGAGTTCGTGCCGCGAGAGTTGGGCGGTGGTTTTCAAGGTGAGATTGCCGCAAATGATCCTGTCCTAACGCAAACAACACGGTCGGGGTCCAAGGAGATGTTGCCAAGCGGCAATGAACTGGTGAAGTCTGACCAGCATTTCGTGTTGATTGTAGATGATGACGGCTCTTACCAACCTGCGGTGGTGGACATGAAGTCTACTCAACTCAAGGTAAGCCGCCGTTGGAAAACGCAGATCGCCATGCAGAAAGTCAAGCATCCCAAGTCGGGTGCGATGGTTACTCCGGCGGTCTTTGCCACGGTTTGGCGTCTACGCTCTGTCGAGGAGAGCAATGACCAAGGGACTTGGAATAACTGGGCCGTTGAGAAAGAAGGCTTGGTTAAAGAGCGTGACCTGTTGCAAGAGGCAAGGCTGTTTAGACAGTCTGTTGCAGCGGGTGAAGTTAAAGCAGCACCGGAGGGTGAAACCTCCACAACTCCGCCTTCCGATAAACGGGACAAAGACATCCCGTTTTAGGCTGCTTTAGAGGGGCGTGGGTTAGGATTCGCACTGCGAAATGCCCCTCACTTTCTCAAGGATTATCGCAATGACACAAGCTAGTAGGATGCTGGCTATCTTCGCGGGTTCGCGGGTGGCGTATGGCTCTACAAAAATAAAACGTGTGGGACGGAACGGTAAGACCGAAGCCGATAGTTGGATTGTGCGTGATCCGATTACCGAGGAGGCTATGCAGGCGCATTTAGATGGCTCGTTAGGTGTCGGGTCCATACCGATAGACGAGGACAACGCATGCCGCTTTGGTTGCATTGATGTTGACGTCTACGATCTGGATCACAAGCAGCTTCAGCAAAAGATTACTAAGTTAAAGTTCCCATTGTCTCACTGCCGTTCGAAGTCGGGCGGGGCGCATTTGTATTTGTTTCTTGAGCAACGGGAACCAGCGGCGGTGGTGCGAGAGTTCCTGACCGAGATGTCTATTGCGTTGGGCTTCTCTGGGTCAGAGATTTTCCCCAAACAGGACACGATATTATCTGAGCAAGGGGACGTTGGTAACTTTATTAACCTGCCGTACTTCAAGGCAGAGGAGACGGTTCGATACTGCTTTGATAGCAAGGTTGAGGCGTTGGAGTTAGACGATTTCTTGGATCACGCAGAGAAGTCTGTCACCACGATAGATACTCTGGAAGCCTTGAGACTTGGGGGCAAGGAAGATTTCTTTGACGGACCACCATGCTTGCAACACATGTGTTCTCAGGGTGCAATCTCAAGTGATAGGAACACAACCCTCTTCAACTGTGGGGTGTATTGCCGTAAGAAGTGGGCTGATGATTGGCCTCAAAAGTTAGAGCAGATGAACAGGGAGCTAACAGACCAACCTCTTCCTGCTTCTGAGATGTCTGCGCTGCAGAAATCGGTAGGCAAGAAGGATTATTTCTACACTTGCAAGCAAGAGCCAATCAAAAGCTACTGTGATCCGGACGTATGCCGCACCAGAAAGTATGGTGTGGGGGATGACATGCCGGACGCGCCCAAGTTGGGCGGTCTTGTGACCATGTTGTCGGAGCCTCGTCTGCATTTCTTGGATGTGACAGGGCGTAGGGTGCAGCTATCAACGGAGCAGCTACAGAACCAGACGCTATTCCAACGGGCATGTATGGATCAGCTTAGTATTATGCCGCCCACTATGCGTCCTGCAAAATGGCAGATGTTGATTTCTGCGTTGATGGTGAACTCCACACGCATAGAGGTTCCGGAAGAACTAACTTACTCGGGACAGTTTAAAGATCATCTCCGCATGTACTGCACCAGTAGGATACGGGCGGTACAGGCAGAAGAGGTTACGCATGGGAAGCCGTGGACCGAGGACGGGTTTACTTCGTTCATGATCGCGGGTCTCATGGAGTATTTGCGCAATCGAAACTTCACTCACTACACAAGGGCAGAGGTTACGGAAGCGTTAAAGAAGCTGAACGGTGGTAAGGATGCAGAGTACAAGCTGAACTATCGCAAGGCTGACGGAAAGAGAACAACGGCGCGTGTTTGGCGTGTGCCTGCGTTCGAGGAAACGGATGTAGAATTAGATGTAAAGGAGATTCCAAATGACGTCCCCTTCTAACCGTTTGTTAAGGGTGTCTGAGGTTGCAAAGCTTTTGGGAGTATCGACCTCAACTCTCTACAAGTGGGTAAAACTGGGCCAATTTCCACGGCCCATAATGCTTGGGCCTATGAACCCCAAGCAGCGACAGACCAAGCGTTGGGTTCTGAGCGAAGTGGAACAATGGGTAAACGAAAGGGCTAGGGAAGATGATTACGAATAGTGAACTGATACTGGGACCGCCCGGAACTGGGAAGACTTACACGTTGATGGA